CATTCTCCCAATCTTTAAGTAATTCTTCTCTACTTAAATATGTCAAATCAACAATAAAACTATCATATCCGGGATAATCTATCGATACTGTCTTGCTTGGAGTTAATAAACTCTTAAGCGATACTGGTTGTTGTTTTACTTGTTCTGTCATTTCTTTTCCTATAAAATGAGAGGGTGTTTCCACCCTCTCGGGTTATTTCACTTAGCCTGCAGCGTAAGTTACTTTTAATTCGTTCGTTGCACTCGCTTTTGTACCTGAAGATAAATCTGTTGGTAACGCGTGGAAGTTAACGTCCACGGATATCACATCTTCAATACTGTGAGTAGGCAACTCAAGGTGGCATTTGGCCATCTCAAGATTCATTCTTGGCGTACTGCTTTGTCCACCAACTGCGAATTTTAAGTCAAATGCGTTTGTAATCACACCTCTTGATTCTTGTAGGTCTTCAAATAATTGTAGTGAGCCTTCACTTGTATCATTTAAATAGCAGGTAAAGTTACCTGATACTGACCTTGTTCCCATTACATGTCCTAATGGGAGGTTAACTGAACCTAATGTTTCTGGTGTTAGATATGTTAAGTTATTTTCGATAGTAACATTTCCACCTGTTAGTGTCATACTATAAGTAGTGTTACTTGAACCTAATAAACCTTTTGTTCCAGAAGTATTAGCATGGTCATAAACCATTGTTAAGTCTGTTAATTTATTTCTAACATAGTTAGAGGTTGAACTAATTCCTTCGTTAATCAATCCGTCGCTTGTTTCCGCTGCTACTGATTGAGAGTTTGAGTCATTAGTTGCTGAAGTACCAGTGTTAACTGATGCTGCCTCTTCTATGGATTGTCCTTGACCACTCCATGCTATTTGAGCAATACCTTCAATGTCGAAGTCTACTGACGCAGAACCAACTGAGCAATTTGCTAGTTTGTAGACGGTTACTCCGTCTTGTCCTGTTTCATATAAACCTGAAGTTGAATCTTTTGCTGCTCCTAACACAAAGAATAAATCAAAGACTCCAAGTGCAACTTGGTTTGAGTTTTGAAAGTCAAATACGTTTGGTCCGTATGTAGCTTTTGCACTATCAAAGACTTTACCGTCGCCTGAACCAGCGATAGCATTGTCATAAGTGTTTGCTGACATAGCCGCCCATAAAGGACCTTCAACTGCAAATGCTTTTGCATTACCAGCATGCTGATTAGACGCCGCTGCGGCACCTGTATCAGATGTTGTTGGTCTTACATAAGTACTAAAACTCCATTCAGCTGGTGCAAAAGAGTCAGTAAACATTGCTCTACCTCTTTTACTATAGCCAGATGAGTTTGCAGCCTCACTTAAAGTCACCTCGGATGTGTTTGTGGCTTGAGAAAATGAAAACCCGTCTAATACTGGCAGCTCATATAGCGCTGTATTATTGGAATCATATGCCCATTTCATAAACACTTTGGTATCTCTACTAAAGAAAAATGCCATTTTATTCTCCTAATTAATATCGAATCTCACAGACGATTTCACCTACGCCTAGAGGTTCGAGAACTCCTTCATCTGTGTCTACTGTTGCAATTGTAGTTTGAACTGTAGACTGAGATGTTCCTGTTGAATCTGTATAAACTAGTGGATCATTATCCTCCAGTACACTTTCAACATCTTCTAACAATTCTTCGAGTGCTTCTATTACATCGTTGTCATCAGAAACATAACATCGAACTGTTATTCTTAAAAATCTAAATCTAAAACCCGCTCCTTCATATTCGCGAGTTTCACTTCCTGCTCCTACATGTATTGTAGGAAATTCGTTTACTTCGTCCCAAAACTTTAGTCGCCTTTCTACTGTTGCGACTGAAGTTCTAAATGGTGCACTACCATTTATTTGTTCAAGTTGTGTGCATAGTGCTTCAACTATTGCTCGACGACGCGTTGAATATCTTCTTGCTATTGTCGAATCCATTAGTTAACTCCTACACTAAATCTTCCACCTAAGATACCAGTTGCTACTTGTCTTACTGTACCTTTAATTAGCCTTTCTGGGTTTCTTTGGAAAGTATACTTTTTACCTCCTGGAGCAAATGTTTCATATGGGTCTTTTAAATATGAAGTTTCAATCAATGTATTTCCTCCTCTTGGTCCTTGTGTTATATTATCTACTCTTACTGAGTTTGCAAATCTCCCTGTTCTAAATCTAAGTGCTGGAGATGTCATATTTGCTGCTATTGCTTCAGGTAAAATATCATTTAACAAAGCTTTCAATGTTAAAGGACTATCAGGTGTTCTTAAAGTTGCACCTTTTACCGCTCCTGCTGCTGAAGCTCTTCTAGTTTTACTTTTATAAATTCCTCTTTTAGTTTTTGTACTTGTTTTAGTTCTACTTTTAGTTGTAGCTTTTCTCCCTTTTCTCGCAAGACTCTTATTTACCCTAAGTCTCATATCTGGATTAGTTTTATGAGAAAACATCTTATCTATTATTTGTTTATTCCCAAGAGCTCCTAAAGCGTCTATAGGATGAGGAGAACTATGAAAAAAGGCTAAGGCAGTTCTGGGGTCTTTTTTTGCTCCACTTTCAATTGCCGCTTTTATAAATGTTCTTTGGTCATTAAGTAAAAGCTCTACCTGATCTTTAATTGTTTTGTCAACTGTACCAGGGTTATTTTTATCTTCTACTGGTACTACTTCTCCTTGCATTATAAGAGTATCTTTATACCCATTAGCATTTCTGTCAGCCCTTTGGTCGGTATTTATACCAAAGATTTTGTCTAGTCCAAAAGTAATAGTTTTATCTACTGAGGTTACTAATCTTTTATCTTTACTAACTAAATCTGAGCCTTTACCTTTAATAAACTTATCCAGTTCCATAAAAGATACTTGTTCAGCATTACTGCCCTGTGCCCCTGGAAAATCTGTTTCTTCTTTACTAAATAAACCTTTTCTTTGAGCTTTTCTTGTAAAACCACTTTCTCTAGTTTTTCCGTGCTCATATTCCATATTTGTAACTTCAGCACCTTTCTTTTTTAAATAAGCTTTTATACCATCTTTTACAACTTTTTGAAAACTTTGTTCAATATTTCCTACTTTAGGTTTACCCTTTTTAGTTAGTCCTCTAACATAAGAGATTGTAATTATGTCTGCCTTACCAACACTTTTTTGCTTTTTTGCTAGTTCCCATGCGTTATTTTTTGCATTTTCCGCATTAATATAAGTGTTTAAAAAAGCTCTTAAATCTGCAAAGTCAGTGTCTACAACTGGTACTGGTGTTATAGCAGCTGAACCTATCAGTTTTTCAAGGATTTTTCTCATTTTGTTATCGAATTGACTTTTTACAATTCTAACTTCTCCTTGATTAAAGTACGCTCCCCCTCTTGAACCTGACATACCTTTAGATCTAGCCCAGTTTGTATTAATTTCTGACCAAAGTTTTGCTCTTAATTTAGCAGACATTAAATCACAACTCTATACAAATCCAGTACCCTTTTGATGTGGTCTGGAAAGTCTGTGGAAGTTCTAATTCCTGCAGTACCTTGATTTTGTAAAGTTGCTCCGCCAAGTGTTCTTCTTTCTTTATGCTCATCTTTCATATAGTAATTAACTAAATCAAAGAGTGCAAGTTGCAAATCTTTTGGTGTAGTACTATATCCTGCTTTATATGTTATTCTTACGGCTCCAACTCCCTGTTTAAAGGGAAGAGGTCTGCCTTCTGCATTTGTTCTTATAACTGCATCGGCTTCTAAGTCTACATAGTATTCATAGTTTCCTGTAGTTAATTCTGTATAAGTTCCAGAATAACTTGTTCTTTCTTCTACTTTACTCACTTCGACTAACGGACTCTCGCTGACTATTATCGTTGATGTGTACGTATCATCTACTGAGAAAGTTTCAACTTTATTTGTACTATAGTAGTCAACAAATGATATACCGCAATATTTCTTTACTAAGTCTGAAACTTGTGGTACAATAACATTTAGACGGTCATCATCCTTCTCGCCTCGAAGACCTTCCGCATCCTTGTATTCATTTACTGTTATTAAATCTGCCATAATATTAAAAGTGGTGATTTATAGGTAAACCACCAAAAACCTGTAAAGCTATTAAGAAGCTTTGTACATGTGTCCCCACTTAGAAGTTGCACCGTCGATTAGGTCGGTGAAGCCAATTCTTTGAGAAGCCACTAGGACTCTTCTTTGATTAGCTACTTCGTAGTCTGACTCAATAGTAACACCTCTTAATCTTGGTATTACATAGTTTCTTGGGTATACAGCGATTGCTGCAAACTTACTAACTGCTGGTGTAGCAAATTCGTCACATAATAGTACTCTTGAACCGAATACTTGACCAATTTCACCGTTTAGCTTAGTAGCCATGTCGCCAACTAGGTTAGCATCTTGGAACTCAGCGTCTTCTAGCAATTCAAAGTAAGTTCTTTGAGATACGATATAAACCACTTCTGAAGGGTTAACACCGTATTTGCCCATATTCTTTCTCATTGAAAGTAACTCAGCTGCTGTAACTGTGTCTGATGCGAAAGCTGTTGCTGACTGTGTAAAGTCACTGTCATTTCTAGCTAAGTGTAGTAGACCTTCGAATGAAGCTCCACCAGTACCAAATGCGCCGTCAGCGTCGTCACCTGCTAGGATACTATTTTCAATAGCTCTTGCATGAGACCTTACCATTGATTCTCTGATGAGAGGTAAGATTGGCATAATTGCATCTTCTTCAGTTTCATTACCTAAGTATGATTGTGAAATGAGTTTTTTGGTTGAAAGAGTTCTTTCTGTTAAATCAATACCACCGTATGGTGAGCCGTAAGTATCGCCTGTTTGGGCTAAGTTACCGTGTGGGCTTGAACCTGTAGCAGCTTGGTTGCCTGTAAATTCGGCATAACCACTATCTGGTAATATTGGGATAATCATGTTAGCAGAAGTCATTGGTATTTCTCTAAATAGAGGGGCTAATACTAATTCGTTCTGAATATCTCTTTCGATGTTTGTTGAAACAATCTGCTCAAAATCGTCTGAAGAAACTCCAACACCACTCATGGCGTTAGCTTTTTCCATAACGTTTTTCGCATAATCATTGTTCCATCCTTTACCAGTCGCTAAACCAGCAAATTTTGCATCAATGATGTCGTTTTCGAAAGCTTTTTTCCAGTCGCCTTGACCATTTCTGTCCGCAAAGATTCTTTTTGATTCTCTGATTGACATGATTTCTTCTGATTTCTCAGCTAGTTGTTGCTCTAATGAGTCTACAACTGTTTTTAAGTCTTCATGCTTTTCAGAAACTCGTTTCTCTACGTCGTTCATGAGTCTCTCAGCGCCTGATAATCCAGCTTCGATAACTGTTTTTTGCTCTTCCTGTTTTGCTTCTTGAGCAACCTTTTCGTTAGCTTCTACTTCTGCTTGCTTTTCAGCATGCTCGGCTTCTGCTTTTTGGTCGGCTGCTTTTTGCTCCGCTTGTTTCATAGCAATAGTTGTTGCAGTTTTTTCTGCTACATCTTTCGCAAATGATTCAAGGTCAAAAGCTACTTCAGGAGATTTTTTATCTTCTGACATATCAGTCTCCGTTGATGAGGATTTCTCCTCGCTTGGCTGCTCAATTTTAACAGCGTCTGCTGTCGCGTTTGAGTTAGCCTGTAAAAATTCACTTTGGTACTTTCTGTAATCCGCCATACTATCAAATGACTTTGCTAAGCCAAAGGTTGCCCCCTGGTTGCAAGGCACTGATACTACAGAAACTTCAAAAAGTTCCGCGTCCTTTATTTTATATCCGTCAGTTTCAGTCATATATTCTGAATCCTTGCATCTGAAACCAACAGAAAATGCTCCAAGGACTCCGTCTTTAACTAATTGAGTTACATCGCCGGCAGCTTTAGATATCTTTGCAGTTATCTCTAAGCCTTTATCGGTTACTTCTAAACCACTTGCTCTGCCAATTGGTTTATTGTAGTCATGATTAAAAAGAATAATTGGGTTACCTTTATAGTTATCCAATCCACCTTTCATCCATGCTTCTGATTCAATAATATCTCCAGCTCTATCTAGTCCGTTTGTACTTGCAGACCCTTTGATATTAACTCCTCCATCATCAGTTTCACCTAATGATTTAAAAGTGCTAGTCCATTGATATATCTTTTCGTTACTTTTTGACATCTTTTACCTCTTTTTTAGCTTTTGGTTTAGGTGCAGGTTTTTCAACCTTTACTTCAACAGGTGCTACCGAGATAGGATATCTTTTCTTAACAACTGATAATACTCTGTTCCATGAACCAAAATATCTTTTTAAAAGATAGTCCTTCACAGGTACATCGTTGCCAAAACTTTTATAGGTTTTTAAATCCATAGTATCAACGCCTTTGCTGGCTATGAACTCGGATAAACCCTTTATCATCATATCTTTTGTCATAATTCTTCTTCCTCGCTTGGCGGACCTTCTTGGGGTCTACCGCCTTCCTCTGGATTTGAGGCTGAACCTGCGATATTCGCAGGAATTCTTGGTGTATCAAACCCTTCAATTTGCTCAAGCCTTAATGCCTCCCTTGCTTCGTTCGGTGTCATAATTCCTGTGTTAACAAGAGTAGCATAATAAGCTGCTTGGTCTCTTAACTCGGGCTGTAAAGCAGGAATACCTGTTACATCTTCGTCAAGTTTGAAACCGAAGTATCTCTCGAAAGCATACGCAATTTTATTAATAATTGGTAGTATGGTTTCTAAATAATATAATCGATGGTTAGGTCTTAAATTTGCATTATTACCACTATCCATCAATATTGGTGGAACACCTATAGCTTTAAGAATTATCTTTTCATTTGAAGCTATTCCTTCTTGAAAGTCTAATTCCTTAAAGTTAATTTCCGTTAAGTCTTCAACCTCTAAACCACCGTCTAAAAACAATGGCCTTCTACCTCCAGACTGGGGATTGTATCTAGCAACCCAAGCCTGTAACATTCTTTCTTTGATTTTCTCAGAAAGAGTGTTAGGTGATTTTAATACCAATCCTGGTATTGCTCCATTTTTAAAGAAGTTATCCTGGAATTTTCTCATGCTTGAAAGTAACTGCATAGTTCTTAAAGCAGGTTTTAATCTAGGAACTCCTCTATAAATAGAGTTAAAACTGTTTTCTTTTATATGTATAATTTCTGATGGACTGTAATCTATTGAGTGGTCATATGTATATTTTTCAACATATTGTTTATCATCACTATAGATTGTAACATGGTCTGCTGGAAGATGGTACAGATGTGCACCATCGAAATAAACAAAGATGTTACCATCAATCATAAAGTCTACTAAAAGATTTCTTTTAAATGTGCTTATGTCTTGAAATGGATTCGGTTCTTTGTTCATTAATAAGTCTACTCGTGTTCTTCGTAGATCTTTCTTAATAGGTGTTATACCCTGAATCTTTTCTCCCACATCGAATGGTATCTCAGCAGCGTCATCCACTATCATGTTGACTGCCCTGTTTACTATTTCTAATGTTTCGTAGGCATTTCGATAGTTGAGAACATTCTCTCTACTATCAATCGTGAGACCCTCGTCCCTTGATATTACGTATTGAGCAGGATTTTGTTTTTCTTCTGTCCTACCCAAAAATCTATCGTA